CGCCCGGGACGTCATGGTTGAGGGGGAGAGCGGGATCCTGGCGTGCAGCCCTCCGGACTTCCGTCCCCTCTACGAGCCGTCGAAGCGGCGCCTGACCTGGCCCAACGGCGCCGTCGCAACCCTCTTCTCTGCTGAGGAGCCGGACCGCCTCCGGGGGCCGCAGCATGACTTCATCTGGGCCGATGAGCCGGCGGCCTGGAAGTATCCGGAGACCTGGGATATGGCGATGTTCGGCCTCCGCCTGGGCACCAACCCGCAGGTCGTCGCCACCACGACCCCCCGCCCCACTAGGCTGATCCGTGACCTCGTCGCGGACCCCGGGACCGTCGTCACCCGGGGAACGACTTATGAAAACGCCCGGAACCTCGCCCCGGCGTTCCTCACGGCGATCGTCAAAAAATACGAGGGGACCCGGCTCGGGAGACAGGAACTCAACGGGGAGATTCTCGACGACAACCCCGGGGCGCTCTGGCACAGGGGCGTGATAGAGAACCTCCGGGTCCGGGAGTATCCCCCCCTGCTCCGGATCGTCGTCGGCGTCGACCCGGCCGTCACCTCCGACCCGAAGAGCGACGAGACCGGGATCGTCGTCGCCGGCATCGCCGCAGACGGCCACTGCTATGTTCTGGAGGACGCCTCCCTGCAGGGCACCCCTCTGACCTGGGCGACCGCCGTGAAACGGGTCTACGACCAGTACCAGGCCGACCGGGTGGTTGCAGAGAAGAACAACGGGGGGGAACTGGTCGAAGCGAACCTCAGAACCGTCGATCGGAGTCTCTCCTACCGAGGGGTCTGGGCGTCCCGGGGGAAGCGAACCCGTGCCGAACCCATCAGCAGCCTCTACGAACAGGGCAAAGTCCACCACGTCGGGACGTTCCCGCTCCTAGAAGACCAGATGTGCGACTGGGCCCCCGACTCCGGGGAGCCGTCGCCTGACCGCATGGACGCCCTGGTGTGGGCGCTGACGGAACTGACTCAATCAACCACTGGGAGAGTATCCGCCCGCAGCCGGCGGAGGAAAGGAACATGACCACAATCATCAACAGAGTACGCAGGGCGCTCGCGCCCTCTAGCACAGAACCGACCCGGCGGACCTATGCCCGGGCCGGCGGCAAAGAACTAGACTGGTTTGCACGGCGCGATCGTGATCGCACCCTCCTGAACAAGTACCGCACCATCTATGATCAAGGCGGGTTGATCTCGGAAGCGATCGACCTCTACCCGCTCTACATGCTCGGTCAGGGCTACACTCTGCGGGGGGATGAAGAGGCCGCCGCCCAGGTGCAGGCAGTCTTCGACCGGATCGGCATCTTGGACCTCTGGTGGGACCAGATCATAGATGCCCTGGTCATCGGGGATGGGTTCGTCGAGAACCTCTTCGGCCAGGGGAGGGCCGAGGGTCGGCTTGTCGGCCTGGCTGCCATCCCCGCTGAGACTATGGTGGTCGACACCGACGAGCACGGTAAGGTGGTCGGGTATCGGCAGGTCCTCGGGCAGATGCAGAAGGAGTCTCTCAAACTGGAGCCGAACCAGATCACGCACCTCCGTCTATTATCCACGACCGGCAGCGCGTACGGTAAGTCTCTCATCGGCCGGGCCTACGACGAGATCCTCCGGGACACCAAGACCTCCGAGAGCATCGCTCAGGCGATCCGTCGGCACGGGTTCCCCAAGTACCAGATCGCGATCGACCCCGACGGCACCCAGAACCCCCCGCCGACCGACGCAGAGGTCGACGCCATCGAGAAGGAGTTCGAGGATATCGAGGCGAAGAACGAGTTCACGACCGTCGGCCCGATCAACATCCGGGCCCTGGACTCCGGTGGGGTGCAGCATCTGCAGGAGTACAGCGACGTCACGCTGCAGCGGCTCTGTGCCGCTCTCGGGGTCCCCGAGGAACTCCTCGGCCTGAGGCGTGGCTCCACAGACGCCACGGCCGTCAGCAGGATCGAGGCCTTCTACAAGAAGATCGGCACTCTGCAACAGAGGCTCGCCGCCTGTTACGACCGGAACGTCGTCGACCAGATCACCGGCCGGCCGGGAGCGGTCTGGATCGAGTTCAATGACGTCAGCCCGACCGACGAGAAGGCGACCGCCGGGATGCTGGCAACCATCATGGGCGCCACCCCGATGGACCCCTTCGCCGTCATCAGCCGCCGGTGGGCACAGAACCGTCTCGGCGTGGACCCCGACGAGTGGGAGAAGGAGGAAGGCGAGAAGTGACCCTCTCCCGCAGCACCCTCCGGGACCCGGTGCAGTCGAAGACCTTGCGGCAGACCTACGAGCGGAAACTCGTCGCGCTCTTCCGCCGCTACAAGACCGCGGCCCTGGAGTCCCTGACCCTCGCCCGGGAGAACGAGGCACGGGCCCTCGAGCCCCCCTACATTCAGATCTCTTGGCTGGTTGACAGGCTGGACATGCTCTCTCGGGAAGCAATCCTCGCTCCCGGGGAAGTGATCGTCAGCGACCAGGCGAAGACCGGGTACCGTCAGGGGGTTCTGTTCGCCGAGCGGGCGCTCGCCCGGGTCGGCATCTCCTCAAAGCTAGGCGAAGGCCCGGCCGACTGGCGGGTGATCGATGTCCTGCAGGTTCGCAACCTCACGGCGCTGAAGGGCATCGCCGCCGAGATGAACAAGCAGATCGTTGCCGAGCTGACCGAAGGGATCAATCGAGGTGAAAGCATACTCAAACTCCGCGACCGTCTCGCCGGCCGGGTCGACGCGATCGGCATCCACCGGGCACGCCTCATGGCGCACACGGAGACGATGTATGCCTGCAACGAGGGTGCAAAACTCCGATACGCCCAGCACGGCATCAAGCGGGTGCAGTGGCTCACCGCCGGGCATGAGAACACCTGCGAGAAATGCGCCGCGCTGAACGGCAGGATCTTCGACATCGACAAAGTGCCCTCCTGCCCGCTGCACCCGCTGTGCCGGTGCACGCTGCTCCCCGTAATCGAGGACGATTGACATGACAGACGATGAATGGGACAGAGAGAAAACCCTGGGGACGTTCCTTGACAACCCCGCCGAAGTCCACGCGTGGTGGCTCGGTATGTGCACCGCCTTCCGGCACCTCCGGCCGGGCACGATCCCGGAAGACTACCCAGTGGTAAACCGGCAGGAGATCGAGGCCGAATACCCCTACTACCTCGGCGGGTTCTATGTGGCCCGGGTCCTGCAGGTGGTAGGGGCGGCTCTTCTCGCGTACTGGGGGGCGGTGCTGTGACCTCAGGTAAGCCTCTCTCGCAGCGGGAGAAGGCCTTCATCGAGCAGTGGGCCGACGAGAAGTTCCCAGCTGTGATCGCCCGGCACCTGGCGATCCATTACTCTGATGACAACGGCGGGTCCCGTAGCACGCAGACGGTCCGGAACTACATCCGGGATCTGAAGGCCCGGGAGCAGAAAAAGCAGAGGCAGGTCCGGAAGCCGAAGACGGCTTCCTGAAACTATCATTTTGGAAATTCAAATATATTGAACACTCCTTTATACGGGATAATGCCCGTCGAACGCCGACGCGAACTTCGCTTCGAACTCAGTCCAACCGCCCTCCAGGAGGTAGACGGCGGGCTCCTCATCAGGAACGCTCGCCTCCTTGCCGCCGGCACCTGGACTGATTCGCAGGTGCAGACCCCTCTCTTCTACCCGCCCGACATACTCCGGGCGAACGCCGGCAACTGGACCGACAACTCGTACTGGTCCCGGCACCGCGGCGGAGTGCCCCGTGCAATCACCGAGAAGGTCGGCATCATCTCGAACCAGCGGTTCGAGGGTGACGCCATCATCGGCGACATCTTCCTGCACGGCCGCACCCAGGAGAGCCGCGACACCATCGCGTACGTCCGGTGGGCACAGGAGAAGGGGATCCCGGTCTACACGTCCGTCGAGCACATCGGACAGGAGACCTGGAACGAACGCGAACGCCGCTACGAACTCACCTCTCTGCAGATGGTCGGTGCGGCGATCGTCAACGTCGGGGCGTGCCAGACATGCACCCTGCCCCGGGAGAACGAAGGAGAGCCAGACATGGCAGACGATCAGAAGATCAAGGAACTTGAAGCGGCCCTGAAAGCCGCCACGGAGAAGATCACCGCTCTCGAAGCGGAGGTCAAGGAACTCAAAGGCAAGAACGCACCCGCAGCAGGCGAAGACCCGAAGGTCAAGGAACTGGAAGGGAAGCTTGCCGACCAGGCGAAGGCCTCCGAAGAGAAGATCAAGGAACTCGAAGCCGCGATCAAGAAACTCGAGGAGACCCCGAACCCGCAGACCCGGACCTCTGGGACGGAGTCCCGGGAACTCGAACCTCCGGCCGCCGTGCACGTCGACCCGAAGTCCGGGGAGGTGTATGGCCTGTGATCGACGCAGGAACCATCGCCGTCGGTGCACTCGCGATCGTCGTGGCGGCCCCGCCCCTCTACGCCTGGGCGGACCGCTGGCTCGACCGCACCCGCAGCACTGAGGTAGATATTGTGAAAACGAAAGAGAAGGAGGCCTGAACATGGCAGATACTGACGCATTTCCCGAAATCAAGCAGGTCCTGCACAACGATGGGCCCACCTATGGCTTCACCGCCGGTGCAGCGATCAAAGCAGGGCAGGTCGTCGCCTTCGCCACCACCGGCGTCTCGATGACTGTCATCCCCGCAGTTGCCGGTACGACTGCGGAACCGATCGGCGTCGCCATCATCCCGGCCGCAGCCGGGGCGCCCGTGACCGTCGCCCTCGTCGGCTCCATCGTGACCGTCTGCGAAGGCGCGGGTGCAGCGATCGACGCCGGAGACCCCGTCGCCGACGACGACAACGCGCTCGGCGGGTGCGTCACGACCGCCGTCACGACCGCCACCGGGTACCGGATCGGCATTGCCCTGGAAGACATCGCCGCGAACGGCACCGGCAAGATCCTGGTACAGCCGCAGATCATCACCAAGGCCGCAACCTGAGGAGTGAAACCATGAGAAACGCAGAAACCACTTACGCAGGCCCGCACGAGCGTCGGTTTGCTCTGTACCTCGAGCTTGCCCACGCCGGACCCGCCGAGACGAAGCGCATCCTCGAGACCAGGATCCCCCGGGAGCTGGCCGCGTACGACCACGACGGCAAGGTCGTCCCGGTCCGCGAACTGCTCAAGAGCGAAGCGATCGAGGGCACGACCCTGATCCAGACTGAGTTCTATAATACGATCATC